AACTTTCCTTTCGAGGTTATACGATCTATCTGAGAACGAGCTACCCTCTCCTGAGAGGACACCAGCCACCTTCCTAGTAAGCTCAGTGTCCCTTTGACAATACTCCAACATTTCTTTATTGAACGCAGTAAAATCATTATAATCCCCCTTGCTGTATCCAAGTCTTTCCCCCCATGATTGTAGCGAATGACCGCCATCTCTTATGGGGTTGTATAATTGTGATTCAATTAAAGTATCTCTTACCTGAGATAACTTTATGTTAGAACCTGTTAGTCTGTTAAGTATAGGTGCATCAAAACTAATACCATTGTGCATAATGAATTGATCTATTTGTCTAGACCAATCACTGAACTGTTGACATTCATCTTCAATCCATACCTTTTGCTTACCAGAAATAGAACTAGCTACTATACAATGTATCTTTGTTGCATCTAGTCTATCTGTTTCAATATCAACTACTGCTGTTACCATCATTCATATCCACTTGATAGGCATCTAAGATAGATACCTTATAGGTTTCATTTATAACTTTAGAGTATTCTATCATATCTGCTGGTATATGCCAAGCTTTTTTTAAATCTTTTCTAAAAATAATAAAGGTATATAAGTCATCCTTGTAAAACTTTTTCCATTCATCTAGTAATTGTTTTGCACTTACAGGAATATAAATATATTTCCAATTCTTAGGCCACTCCCCTACCCAACTTTGATTAACATCTAAGGTGTAGAGAGACTTAGCCCCATTACCATTTACTGTGCCTACTACATCAAAATTATAACTATCTTCTGGTTCTATAATTAGGTCGGGTATCTTAGCACCTAACCAATTAACCATAGCTTCTCTAGGCTGCATTCTTTTTCTCCATTACTTGTTTGAAGTATTCCCCTACTTGTACAACTTGATCTGGTGTAGCACTAGACATTATCTGATTAGCTAATCCAGACACCCATTGTACATTACCTTTTACATATCCTTTATTAGGTACAATTCTATCTAGTGTAGGGGATTCATCTATCCTCTTACCATCACCTCTCTTGAAAGTAAATTCTAATGCTGGACACTTGTTATCTTTAGGAAAAATATCTTGTAAGTATTTGGAATCTAAATTAAATTCTATGTTATTATCTCTAGCCTTAGCTTTTAATTTAGAACAAGACGAATAGAAAAATCTTTTAGTTCCTATAGCTGGTTTACTCCTACCCTCTCTTTGCATCCACTTTCTTTGATACTCTCTTTGTTTATCTGGATCACTATACGGCATCTTCATTCTCCATAAACTCATTATCAAGTTGAGACATTCTACCAGTTTGCCTATCATAATATAACTTACAGGCAATACCAGTGTCTCCAGTATACCTATTCTTTAATATTCTAAGTACAGTTGTATTGGATTCTGTTTCATCTCCTGCCTGTTGATTACGTTCCAATGCTATAACACTATCAGATAGATGTGCTATGCTGGCTGAACCTCTAAGGTGAGACAGAGATACCTCTCTACCATCCTCATGTCCTTTGTCTCCAGTAGGTCTTCTAAGATGGGATACAAGTAGCAACGCTATACCTGTCTCCTCTACCAATGATCTTAACTTGGTCATTAGAATATCAATAGACTTTCTTTCATCACCATTGTCCTCTTGTCCTGATACCAGAATAGATAGGTGATCTAGAAATACCCACTTACAATCCAGAGCCTTTGCCATAAACCTTACTCTATCAAGTATGTCATCGTTAGATATAGAACCAAAGTGATCAAAGGCATAGAACCTTCCAGTACCTACTGTAGCATCTCGCCACTCTCTTAGTTGTTGAGGTGTAAACTTATCTCGTATCTCCTTAATATACAATCTAGCATTAGCTTCAACAGACATAAGATTAAAAGCTGTATTCTTTATGTTCTCCTCCATTGCAAGAACACCTATGCTATCATTGGTACTCATCATAATATGATGCATAAGCTCTCGAATGATACTGCTCTTACCCATACCAGCACCGCTTGTAAAGGTGACAAGCTCTCCTGTCCTAATACCATAGGTCTTATCATTTAGATCAGGCCAAGGATAGAGACAAGTTTCGCAAAAGTCTTCTTCAAATAAACTATCACCAAGATCAGCTAGATTTACAATACCTGCTGGTGTATAGGCTTTAGCATTCCACCATGCCTGTGTAAAAGCTTCTGCCTTACCAACCTTTAGGTAATCATTAGCATCTTTTAGTTCTAGATTAACAACCTTACATTTGTTGGGTTCAAAGAGTTGAGCTACCTTTCTGGCAGACTCTTTACCCGGCTCATCGTTATCAAAACACAGTACTACAGTATCAAACTTGTTAAGGTACTCAAAAGATTTCTTACAGTTCTGTAAAGCTGATGCTGCTCCATTCATAATAGAAACAACAGGCCACTTACTACCCAACATTTGATAGGCAGACATAGCATCTATCTCACCTTCGCATACAGTAATATACTTTCCGCCTTGATTGAATAAGTTCTGACCAAACAATGCGCTACTACCTATGTTTCCTTCTGACCAAAACTTTTTACCTTGTACCTCACGTACCTTATTGGCAACATGATTACCATCCTTATCGTAGTACTGATAGATATGGTGGGTAACTACGTTATCTGTTTTCTTTATCTGAGTACCATACTTCTTGGCAGTATCTCTAGATATTTTTCTATCTGGAATATCGGACAATAAACCAGTAGTCTTTACTATCGGACTTGTTTCAGACATTTTGACTATCCTCTGCTCTTGAGTTTTACTCTCTCCAAATCTAGTCTTACAAACAAAGCAATATGAATGCCCTTCTCTATGCTCTACCTTACCATCACTTGAGCCACAATCAGGACACTCCCCTCTATCTAACCATACTCTAGTCATTAGTTTACCTTTCGTATTTTATATCGGGGATCAGTATTTACCCTCATGTTTTTACAGAGATCATAACGATACTTGACCTCATCTTTTGCTTCTCTCTTGTTACTAAACAAACCAACAGAAATATTCTTGTTTGGTTTTTCTAGATAGACTTCCCATTCAGACATCAGTATAAGACTCCTTCCATAAGTTATGTACAAAAGCTTCTTTATCCTCCATGACCTCATCTATTTCTTGTTTAGCTAACTTCTTTGCTTCCTTTTGTGTATACCCCTCCTCTCTGTATTGTCTAACAAGATCGTTAAATAAATATTTTCTTTCTTTCTGCCATAAATTTTTAGTCATCTATCTCTACCCATTCTTTGTTTGCTTTGTTTTGTTGTGCAATAGACAAATCATCTCTAAGTTTTATTATTGTATCATCTCTTTCTTTTAGATGTTGTTTTAATATATTAATTTGTTTTAATAATATATCTATATCTTTTATAGTCATATAATTATACCTTAGTAATTATCTATTTAAGTAATAATATAAGTAATATTATACACTAATTATTTACCCTTGTCAAGATAGAATATATGCTTACCTATTTTATCTAGTCTAATAAACCTACTTTTTTTAGACCAATCAGGCTTGACATAGGTAGCATGATAGTGTGTAGAGTTAAGGGTATCCCTCATTACTACACCCATCAGTGACATTTCTGCAACGGCAATAGATTTTTTTAATGATACCATATCATTAAACATCTCAGGCTTACCATCACACCAGTAAGAGAACTGACATTTATTTTTTACTGGATGTCCCTCCCAATATTTTCCTTGATGTACTACACTACATATAGTATTAGGATACCTTTTACTATACACCCTGTTGAGTATGGTATTAGCTACAGCTATCATTCCCATCAGTGGCTCTGATCTAGCTTCATGGTATATAGCTTCAACCAAACAAGTAAAGTCATCTTCATCTGCTTTTGCTATAGGCATGAAAGCAAACATCATAAGTATAATACTAATTATAAATTTCAATGTACCCTCAACACTTTAAAGTCTTTATCAAATTCTAATCCCATAATTTCTAAACATTCCCAAGCCTCGTGGGATGTTTCAAAGTATTCAATACCCTCTCCTGTGTCATCAGGCATACAAGAGTATGACTCTATATCACTAGGTACAGGTACGTGTACAATTATAAAGGACATTCTAACCTCCTAATAGCATTAGTAATAGTATAATTAAATCCATGTTACCCTCCTGTATAAAGTATTATGTCTGCTACATCTAACAAAACAGGTGCAGTAGTGACTGCTAAAAATAAAAGTAATATCATTCTCCTACTCCTCCTACATTTTCTCTTATAATATCATTGTGATTTAATTCAGCCCAATAAATCTCAAGGGCTTCTGTATTTCTATGAGCTATAAACTTATGCATCTCACCTGCTGGTACTATAGATGTTTCTCCAGCATGGAGATGTGTGCTATCACATAGTCCATAGTCCTTCCATCTCTGTATCTCTAACCAACCAGAGATAACATAAAACATATTAATCTTAGATTGATGTTTATGTTGAGAACAATAGCCATCTTTATTAACACTAATCCTATGTATCTCTACTGCTGGTGACTGTAGGATAGGGGATGTACTCCCCCATACTTTGCCTTCAATTATGCTCACTTACTTCTCCTTTCTTTAAATGATAAGAACGATTGCCTTCTTGTAATCTAAAAAGAATAAAGGGTTTACCCTCAAAATCAGGGAGGGTTATTGACTTGGCATTAGGATTAGGTCTTTGCTTATCAACATAAATCCATTCAACATTAGGATTACCTTCTGTCTGTTTACCAACCTCATCAAAGAACTCTTTATTATCTATATAAAATATAAGATTTGATACCATAGAAATTATCATAAACATTTCTTTATCCTAGAATAGTGTAGCATTTTTATCCATGAAATCTTTATAGCTTTCAAGAATACTTTTCTTCTGTACATATGCTTCATTAACAGTCGAGGTCTTAGGATTGTCAGCCTTGTAAGTACCCTTCCTTGTTCTTGCTCTCTTTATTTTCTTATCCATTTACTTCTCCTTTAAATTAATTTCTAATTTAGACACCATGTCTTTCATTATCTT